CATAGATATGATCATCAGTTAAATCAGCGTTGGCATTTAAACCACCATATTTAGAAACACCAGCAGTAGCGAAAGCAGGACCACCTAATTTAGACTCTAACATAGACATCTCTAAGTAATCAGTAAAACGAGATCTAGTATCAGACTCAGCTTTTAAGTACCATAAGTAACCAGAAGCACCACTTTCACCAGAAACTTCAACCCAACCAATACGTGATGCATCAGATCCTGATACTTCGTAGTAGTCTTTTAATATAATAGGTTTGTTAGAGAAAGATTTAAATCCAGGCTCGTTAGCTCCTCTAGAAGCATCACCGTCATAGTTGTCACCTTTTTTAAACTCAGATCCATATACTAAAATAGTAACAGATTTAGCTGTAGAACCAGCTGCATCATCAAAAAATCCAGCAGCATTTAAATTACCAAAACCATAAGGTGCTACGTTAATAGTAGCAGCAGGAGTAGTTCTATCTATAGAGACACATATAGCTTTACATATAGCACCTGAAGTATTATTAGCTAAAAGAAGTAAATCGTTTTTTCTAATACCGTGATCAGTACCTATATCGTTTTCGTCTATATCAGTCTCAATTTCTATAATACCACCAGTTGCAGCATCATCATCAGTAACCTTACCTTTGTAAGAAAGGTGTAGTCTACCTTGTTCTGACCAAACAACTTGATCAGCAGTCATAGCCTCTTCAGCACCTACTTGAGCTAAAAAACCAGATATTGTGCGAGGACCGTAAATTTCAGCTTCTTTCTCCATTAAGTTTGGAACGTACTGTTGTGCCCATCCTTGTCCTGAAGTAGAAGCAAGATCTAAATAGTTTGTTGAAAGAGCTTGCTGCCCAGCGGCTGGCTGTACATTCAACAAAGTACCATTAGTAATTGCCATAATTTTAAATTTTTAAATTAGCGTTTATTTTTAATTTTAAATTTCAATGAATTTGAATCATCACCTAAAACTCTAACCTTAATACCTCCAGCGTTAACTTCTCCATGAGACGACCTCGCCTCAGTGTTAACGTTTTTAGCTTGAGCAACGCTTTGCTTTATAGCGTCAGCTTTACCTTGTTCGTAAAAGTGTTTAGCAATAGCATCAGGATTCATTGCTGTGAACAGAGATTTATGATAACCTGCTGCGTCTTTAATAGTATTATCTTCACCAATAAACTTATTGACAAAATTATTTAAGTCGCTTTGAGTTGTCTTAACCTCATCGATATTCTTGACATTGTACCTATACTTTTTATCTCCAACATTGAAATCAAAACCTTTGAACTCTTTGTTGAAAACAGCATCTGTTCTCTGTCTGAATGCTTTTGTACTTTTCTCTGTAGCTTTATTTTGGGCTTCAGTATCTTTATTATATCTGTTAAAAAAGTCTACTGCCTTCTGTTGCTCTGACGTTAAATTACTACCAGCTTTTATTTCTTCATAGTAAGTAGCTTTTTGTTTATCTAGGTACTTACGTGCTTTAGCAGCTTCTTCTTTTAAAGCTATCTTTTTTCTTTTTATATCTCTAGGATCATCTACTTCTTCGTCGTAACTAAATGTTTCTTCTAAAAGAAAGTTGCGCTCTTCAGCAGACAAATGTGGTTTAGTTTGTTTATAGTACTCATCTAAAACATCTGAAGTATCTAGCTTGCTAATGTCAGTATTTAATCTAACATAATCTTCCAGGCTACCACCTGTTTCATCCATGAAGTCTACTAACTTCTGAATATTCTCTGGTAGTGGTTTACCTGTAGCTTCTGCTTCCGCTATAGCTTCCTCAACAGCTTCTTCAGCTTGTTCAACTTGATCTTGAACTTCTTCTTCAGTTACTTCTTCTAGTACTGGTAGCTCTCCTTGTACTTCTGCTTGCGGCTGTACTTCTTCTTGTTCCTCTGTGGCTCCGGGGTTTTCATCGCTTCCCACCACTCCTGCTGTGTCAGTTTCTGTTTCTGTAGTTTCATTAGTTTCTTCGGTTGCTATTGGTTTACTTAAATCTACTTTAATAACGCTATCATCTCCAGCGCTTTCAAACTTTGATTCGTCGATAGTATTTTCGACTGGTTGATCTACAGTTTGTTCAACTGCATCTTTAGTTTCTTCTGCCATAATAAAATTTTATAAAATATTAAAAATTAGTGGATTAAAGATTATCTAACCCCGCTCCACCTGTTACTATATCATTACCTGATGATTCAAACTTTTTAATCTCTTGCCCCTTGTTTTTCATATCGGCAATTTTTTCCCGTGATTGTCTCTCGCTATTTTGTAATTGAGAGTTTAAATCAAACTCTAACTGCATTAACTCTTTTTTAACTTCAGCTTCTTGTTGCAAGTATTGTATTTTAAATTGAGCTTTAGCTTGTTCTAATTGTGCATCTGTTTGAGCTTTAGCTTGGTTCTTTTGAACTTCAGCTTGAGCAGCCACTTGTTGAGCTTGAGCGTTTGCTTGAGCTTGAGCTTGTATGTTTTGCTGTTGTATCATTTGATCTCGCTCTTGCTTTTTCTTCTTCTTAACCTTTAGTAATTGGTTAGCTAGCTTAACACTCCTTATTTCTCTAACATCTATAGCATCGTCTAAATCTATTAACCCTTGACTTAAAGCTACTTGTATGTTATTCTCTAACATAGCTTTTTCTTCGTCATCTGGCATTAGCTCTATGAATATACCAAAGTCATATAAGTGTAACTCTTTTAACTCTTCTAATGTAGCTACATTATGAGATCCTATAGCTCTTATAAAAGCTTCTTTTGTAGGTGAGTACTCTACAATATCAGATATTCTAAGTGATAAACACTCAGCCGCTTCAGCTGTTAAATAAAGCATAGACTGCATTATATGTCTAGTAGCTGTATTACTATTAGCAGCAGCTAACTTTTGAACTCCAACTAAAGCGTTCTTATCTGGCATGCTACCATCTCTAGCTTCGTTAAGTCCGGTGACATCACGTATCATTTGAAGGTAGTAATTATATGTAGCTATTAATGTTTGAAGCTTATTACCACCGCTACCGTTCTGTATTTGTTGAATAGGTACTTTACCTGGGTTAATATCACCATCTGAAGTAAATGATCTACCAATAACCGAACCAGTTTGGAAGAACATATTTAAAGCTTCTTGTGGGTTATAGTTTGTACCGTTACCTAAGTCTATTTCAGCTAAACCATCAGCATCTAAATAAACACCATCAGGAACCATACGGTTCATAACTTGCTGTATTTTTAAATGCGTTAGTTGTATAGTATCTGCAAAACCTGTTATTCTACTAACTAAAGATTGTATTCTACCATCATACATTCTAGGCGCTACGATATTATAGTTCATTTTTACTTTACCAAAATCAGATTTAGACCTCATCATATTTGAGGCCATCTCCCATTTAAGCAATTTATCTGTACCTAAAATAAGAACTCCTTCGTACATAACCTCTACTACTCTATCTAGTCTAGAAAAATCACCATTCATATCATTAGGAG